ATTTTTATTTAAAAAATAAAAATTAAACTATAAATATGGATGATTATACATTGTCAACAATAATTGAATCCAAGAATGAATGGTGTGCTAGATTGACTAATACTTTAGCACCTTGTATTATTGAAGGTTTAAGATCTGTTTTCTCAGAAGCTTATAATGTTTGTAAAGATAATGACGAAGAATCTAAATATTTAATGACATTTCAAAATTTTTTAAATAATATACCAAAATGGAGTTCTGAAATAGTTGAAAATGAGAAACAAAGAATAATTACATCCAGCGCATGTCACTATTTAGAAGATTTATTGTCTTGTGTTCATATTACTCAATTAAAATCATTAACATGCTCGCGTGTAGGATTAAAGCAAAAAAAAATTAATATTGATATACCTGAATTAGGTAAATTTATACACAAAACATATATAAATGTTGCAAGAAAAGTATATGTTAATATATATTTATTTGAAATAAACATAAAACCATTACAAATACAAAAAAATAATAGAGAGTTAGAATTAATAATAAAAGAGTGTATATTAAATACTATAAGAGAGAGTATTCCTATTGAACACATATTACAAATGTATTTAGACGAGACACAAGAAACAGATGTTGAAATAGAAGAAAAGAAAGAAATTGTTACAGACAAAGAAGCATTGGAAAAACTTAATAAACTTAAAGAAGCAAAAGAATTAGAAAAAATAAAAAAAGATGCACTAGAAAAAATAAAAGAAGAAAGTAAAACAAATTTAAAAAAAGCACTCAAAAATGCTACAAAAGATTTAAATGAAGACAATTTAGAAATAGTTAAAAATAATGGCGGTTCAAAAATGAGTTCATCACTATCAAAATTAGAATCTACTTACAAGGAGGAGTCCAACGATGAATCAGATGTAGAATCAGACGTAGAATCAGATGCGCAAGATAATTATAAATTAAAAATAGATAAAATGAAAGTCCCAGCAAGCGAATTAAATATTAAAAATATTAAGAATGACCCTCATGAAATAGATTTAGATTTATTAGACTTTAAGACTGAATTAAGTACTGATGATGAAAAATCAGATTTAGATTTAGATTTAGATATAGAAGAATTAAAATAAATCAATTCGTTATATATATAAAATTCATTTATTGTGTAATAATAAATGAATTTTATAATACCCTCAATAGCAATCAGTGTTATATTTATGATTTATAAAATAATAGATATGAAATATATAACTAAAGATGAAATATCATTAAAAGACATAACAAAAGATAGTTTAATTGTATTTTTATGCTCTATGGTTTCAATGTTTGGTTTGGAACAACTTAATATTAATGAAATAATAGGTAATTCAAAAGAATCATTAAGTGCTTTTACAAACGAACCAGATTTTTAATTTTATATTTTATATTTTATATTTTATATTTTGTTATAAAATATAATATTTTTTACACCATAATTGGTAACTCATCAATATTAAATATTGCTTCTGGATTGTTGATTTTCTTTTTTGCTATTACATATTTCTCAAATAGTGGTTTCTTTAATACATTTTGTGGAGTATGTCTATGAACACTTCGTGCTATCATTTTGTATAATTTAAAATCAGGATATCTCTCAGACCCATCATTTTTATAGAGTATATTTTTATTTTTATCATCAAAAACCCATTCAATCATTAGTTTTTTAATAGGAGATTTTAATTTTTTAATGTCCTCCAAATCATCAATAAAATAATCAAACAAACTGCATCCAAGGCGACATAAATCAAAACTATAATTAGGGTCTAAGCGCGGTTTATTTTCATTTAAATAAGGTTCACAATTATATTGTGTAGCAGCATCTCCATCTTCCGAATAACTATCACTACATATAAATTTATTTTTAAACTTATAAATTGCTCTTCCAAAATCAATTATTTTATATATTTTGCCAAATGTGGGAACTTTATAATGACTATTGTTAAATTTATAATACAAATATTTCTTTTCAGTTTCTACATAAACTATGTTATTTGTATGTAAATCATTATGAGTAAAATGGAAAACTTTTTGATATGTAATTAATGTAAATAATATTTGTAAAACAATAGATTCCCATTCATCATCTTTAATTTTTTTACTTGAAATATAGGAGTCTAGTGTATCCTCGCAACATTCTAATACTATAATTTCAACTGGAAATTTATCTATTGAACAAAATATATCTTCATCGTCATCATAACTTTCCTGACTGCTTGATTCATCTGAATCGGTTGTATTTGTATGTAATGATTCTGTATTTGATGACCTAGAAGAACATGATTCCGAATTAGTTGTTTCATTTTTGCTTGTATTATGATTACTTGATTTTATAGAAGATTTATCTAAAATATCTAGATTTTCATATGTCAATTCTAATTCTTCTGGAATTAAAGAGTTATTTTCTAAACATGCTTCTTCAATATTATTTAGATTAGTAATATTTAAATTGGTAATATTTAAATCTTCAGTTAAATCTTCTATTAAGTCTTCAATATTTACCTCATTATTGCTGATACTATTTATTAATAATGATTTTTTATATCTATTAGTTTTGCCAAAAATATTTTTCATTTTTTCACTTCCTTCAATCTTAAATAAATTGTTTCTATGCTTATGAAAATTATCAGACTCATTTAAAAATTCTAAGTCTTCAGAAATATTGACTTTAAAATTATTTTTAATTCCTAAAAATGCACCATAATAATTTAATCCATTATAAAAACTATAGTTATTTAATAAACAACTAGATAAAAATGAGAAAAAACCATCAATATATGCTGAGTTATTTGGATCCAATATTTTTTTATATTTGTTATAATATTCGCTATTACTATTTACATGATCATTGTTATATAATTTAGGTAATTCTAAAATATTATAACAATTATCATATTTTCCTAACATATATTTAACTGGGTCTACTAATGGACTAAATTTAATAAAAATATTTTTGCATAATTTATTATTACATAAATCACATATTGTGCCTACAAATTTATTATAATTAATTTTATCTGTTATAGCTTCTAATTTATAAATATTATTTAGATTAATAGTATTGTAATTGTTGCTATTTAAATCAAAATAATAGTTATACAATGGAAAATAATTTTGTATATTTGTTATATCCAAAAATTCAGTATTGCTAATTGTTTCAAAAAGTTGCTTGTTATTATTTTTTCTATAGTTTAATTCCATTTAATAAATTAAATATACTTATTTTTCTTATTTATAACACAAATAATAGTTTTTAAATATTACTAAATATTATTTACTTTTTGTAATATTTTTTTTAAATATTATTTTTTAAATATTACTAAATATTATTTACTTTTTGTATTATTTAGTTTAAATCCTAGATTATTTAGTTTAAATCCTAGATTATTTAGTTTAAATCCTAGATTATTTAGTTTAAATCCTAGATTATATAATATTATTATTAAACAATAATGACATTAGAATTAAAAAAATTTGATATTAAAACTATTAGTTTCAGACCAGATGAAAATAAAGGTCCTGTAATTGTTTTAATTGGTCGTCGTGATACAGGTAAATCATATTTAGTAAGAGATCTTCTTTATTATCATCAAGATATACCAATTGGAACAGTTATTAGTGGAACTGAAGCAGGTAATGGTTTTTATGCTGAACATGTTCCAAAACTTTTTATTCACGATGAATACAATACTGCTATTATAGAAAATATTTTAAAAAGGCAAAAAACAGTATTAAAACAAGTAAAAAAAGAAATAGAAGTTTATAAAAAATCAAATATAGACCCTCGTGCATTTGTTATTTTAGATGATTGTTTATATGATGGCAGTTGGACTAAAGATAAAATGATGCGTCTTCTTTTTATGAATGGGCGTCATTGGAAAATAATGCTTGTTATTACTATGCAATATCCTTTAGGTATTCCTCCAAATTTACGTACAAATATTGATTATGTGTTTATTTTACGTGAACCATATATAGCAAATAGACGAAGAATTTATGAAAATTATGCTGGTATGTTTCCAACTTTTGAAAGTTTTTGTCAAGTTATGGATCAATGTACAGAAAATTTTGAATGTTTAGTAATAAATAATAATGCAAAATCCAATAAATTACAAGACCAAATTTTTTGGTATAAAGCAGACCATCATAAAACATTTAAATTAGGTTCAAAAGAATTTTGGGAAATTAGCAAAAATTTAGACTCTGATAATGAAGAAGAAATGTATGACCCAAATATTAGAGATAAGAAAAAAGGCCCAAAAATTAATGTACGCAAAACAAAATGGTAATAATCAATTTATAATATTTTTTCAATTAAATATTATAAATATTTGTAATGGATTTATTTTCTTTTATATAATTTTCTTTATGGTATTTATTTAATCAATATTTTTAGGAGATTCAGAAATAGGCTCTGATTCTTCTTGTCTCGTTGTTTTTTCTGCACGTTCTTTTTGTCTGTCTAGCAGTTCTCCTAGTCCGTGATCGTTATCTTTCTTTCTTCCTACAATAACATCTTCGGCCTCAAATAATTCTTTACGCAAATCAGTA